CAGAGAGTCTTGTAGGCGACAGCCGATTTGCTGGTGAAGCTGGTTGGATAAAATTTAAAAAAGTCGTACTAGGTATTGATGAGAACAACGAGTATGGTTATGAGATTACTGGAGCTACTGGTAATAAAAATGCAAAGCATAATCATATTATAGGTAAGCATCCTAACTTTCTTATCGGACTACGTGAAAAGTGGGAGAAAGCTGATAGTGCTAATACAAAAGCAATCGAACATGTAAATGATCGTAGGCTACAAGCTGAGGCTAGACAGTACATAGATAAACTTGATAATGGTGAGTACTTTAATCCTGACAGAAGTCTTAAACAGGAGTTTTATTCTGACTGGAAGAAAACAAATGGTAACAAATATGCAAGAGAAGCATTTGCTGAACTAATTGGATATGACTCAGAAAATGTAGATGAAAATACATTTAACTCTACTCTTTTACAGGCATACAGAAATGGTGATCTTATGGCTACATACATGACATGGGCTGTAGATTACAATGATGATGAGCAAGAGATAGGGTTTGTCATGAGAGACTTACAAGGTTTAGCACAAGCTAAAGGTACTGAAGTTAAAGGTCTTGATGAAAAACTACTACCATTTTTTGAGAAAAAGTTAGCTAAAGTATTAGGAGCTGACTCTCTAGAAGATGTTATGGATGAGTCAAGTACAGACAAAGCCAGAGAAATGCTTGGTGCTACATTAGCTGTATTCGCTGAAACAGCTGGATCAAGTAAGAGTATTGAAGAGCGTTACAACGATGCTGTTTCTGTAGTTGATGTATTACTTGGTATAGATAGCAAGACTGGAACTGCAATACCATTTGATAATAAAGGTTATCGTGGTGAAGGTGCATTTAAACAGAAGCGTACAAAAGAAGGTAAAGTTTTATTTGTCAGAGATTCTGGTGTTGTGTTTAGTAATATAACATCAATAGAAATCAACGACAGATTAACTGGTAGATTCGGTAATGAATTAAAAGGTGAGAACCGTCAAACAGCTCTAATGAATTTAATCAGTGAGCAAGTAAAAGATGGTAACGTAAGCACTGACGACTTTTATAACTTTATAAACGGTCAACCACAAAACAATAGGTTTTTAAATCATATTGAATCAGATCAGCTAGGAGATGTAAATGGTGTCAAATTAAAAAATGCCATCAAATCTAAACTCAATACAAAAGCTAGTCAGAAAAAGACAGCTATACAATGGGGAGCTGCTGAATGGTGTGATTATCATCTAGGTCCTACAGCTGATGGTGTATATGGTAAAGACTTAAGCAAGCAAGCTTTTGGAGTCTGCATGGAAGCTTTAAAAAAAGATGCAGCTGTTCAAGGTGTTGAGTTATATCAGTTATTACTAAATAAACAAATACGAGATAAATTTCTACAAAAATGAACGAAGAAGAAACACTAGAAGGTCTTGACTTTATGGCTCCGGAAGAACCTGAGCCTACGTCTAAAGACGCTAACCCTGTCTTCGCCGCTCCTTTTGGATACAAATTTGGTAATAGCTCCGTAGATCTGAACATCAAACAGAATCACGACACTATGCGTCAGGAATATGACAACTGGTGGAACTTACCAAGTGGTAGTGAAAAGGACGAGAGACAGGAAGAATTTAATCAGAAATACTTTGGTATGTCTACTCAAGAAGTGAGAGCAGCTAAACGTGAAGTTTCTAAAAATACAAGTTTGTATGGATCATCTAACCCATTAAAAATATTAGATAATGCATTACAAGGTTTATCAGCTCCCGGATTAGGAACTGCTGACTTTGTAATGGATGCAGCTGGAACTATCATACCCGGTATGGATAAGGTAGATGATGCGTGGGATAATGCTACAATGCTTGACAATCCTACACATCAAGCTATACGCCGTATATCATCACTTGTTATACCCGGTATTCTAGGTGGTAATATGGTACAGGGTGCACTGAATGCAAAGTTTGCTGGCGGTGCATTGCTTAGTAAACCATGGTTTGCAAAGCTACTGGCTACTGGTTCAGCTCATGGTGTTATGGATTTCGGTATTACATATCTAAATGACATATCCGAAGAGCAGACTATGACTGATGACCTGAGTCAGATGTTTCCTAAAACATTTGGACCCGGTGGTAGATTGCCTTTATTAGATTTCTTTAGAACTAATACAAGTGACAGTCCACAGATGCGTAAATTTAAGAATGCATTAGAAGCTGCACCGTTTGCAGTATTCGGTAGTGCTATCGGTGGTTATGCTGATTTACAGAAAGGTGTTAAAACTATGGATTGGTTTGAGCCTTTAGATGAAGCATCTAGAATGTACAAACAGACAAACCTATCATTAGGTGCTGATAACGACAGAATAATTAGACTACAAGAAATAGATGAGATACTTTCTCTAGGTAATGAAAACCTAAGTAGAGAAGTACAAGATATGCTACTCGATGAAAAGATAGCTCTTGAAGATCTTATAGGTCGTAATGTAAATATGGATGATGTAGCACGTCAAGAAGATGCTTTTAGAGCAATCGAAGATGACGCTGCAATAGAAAGAAAGATTAACAATCCTGACCAACTAGAACTAGATATAAATGGATTAGATCCTGACCTTAACTCAGATGTACTTAATGATGCAGCAAAAGCTAAACAGAGTGTACCTCCCGGAAATGTAGCACGTAACATGGCAGATACAACTGCTATTAAAAATGGTGATGACTTTTCGACTGGTGACCCTGCACCTCTTATTACAGACTCTATGATAAAGAAAGGACTTATGGTGGGTCCTACATCACGTAGTGCTGTGATGGGTGTAGCTGAAGAAGCTAGAGAGATAGGTAGATTTAATGCTGTTGTAGATGGTATTAGATTCTCAAGTAAAGAAATGAGTAGAGCTGCATGGGGTATCTTTAATGATATTATTGGAGCTGAAACTATGGATGATCTATACGAGGTATTCCAAGGTCCACGAGACGTTAAGAATATACTTGGTGGATTGTTTAAAGTAGAATACTTACCAGAAGATGAAGCCCGTGCTGTAGCATTCTCGATTAAATATTTGTTTGACAGATTTTTAGGCAGACCTATAGCTGAATCATCTGCTAGAGTTATGGATACTTTAGGTAGAGAGGTTGATACTATTGCTGGTGCACTTGATGAAATGGCTCCATCTATAGATAGAGACCGTGCTATGAATCTTATTATTCAGAAGCTTGAGTTTTTATTAAATGAGTGGGCGTTAAATAAATACATATCAGGTTGGCAGTTAAAAAATAAAGACTGGTTTGACCAGACACCTCCAGCTACTGTAAAAGAAGCTTTAGATATTTTAACAGAAGAGTTCCAATCAGTAGAAAATGCTCTACATGCTAAAAATAAAAAGTTTACAGCAGAACTAAAAAGATTAAAGAAGACAAACCCAGAAGCTTTAAAACCTTTGCTTGATGCTTTCTCTCACACTAATGGTGACGTTGATACTTTAGCAAAGTTACACAAGTGGGCAGAGAGTCAGATGACACCTCTAGGTTTACTTAGAAGTCCTGACCCTAAGAACATGAACTTGTTTGCTAAGGTTGTATGGGCTGTACGTTACAACAACATGCTGTCAGGTATATCTGCATTTAATGCTGGATTAACTAATAGTTTACAACTCCTAACTAAGACTCTAAACTTAGCATATGGACATGCTCTAACTATACCTTTCGCACCAAGAAGTGGTATCGAAGGTTTAAAACGTACTCTATATTATAACACATCTTTATTTGAAACAAACAGACGTGCTGCTACAGATGCGTTTCGTATGTTAAAGAAAGTAAACAATGATCCTAAAGCTTTACTAAGTGCAGCTCGTAAGGACTTTGTATTTAGAACTGATAAGGAATGGAATATATTAGAGGACTATATAAAAGTAGCAGAGAAAGAAGGTAACTGGGGTAAGGCTTATCAGTTTAAACTGATGTCTAATCTTAAACAGTTATCTGGTATGAAAGCTATGCGATATGGTATGACAGGTCTAGTATTTCCAGATGTATATACAGGATCTACTGTTGCTACTCAAATATCACGTATGAACGCATACGCTGATGTAATGGCAGATCAAGGTTGGCCGAACATGAAGATGATGAAGCAGGCTGAACTTGAGAACTATAAGACTTACTTTGATGAAGACGGGTTAATTAAGAATCAGGTTGTCAAAGCACTAACCGGTGATATTGCATTGAACTCAGATGATGGTTTATCCAAGTATCTGAACGATGCTACAACAGCATATCCTGTACTAAAAGAAGTTATGGCGTTTCCACGTACAGCTTCTAACTATATGAAAGTAGGTTTATCATATACACCTATATCAGCTATACCTAACATGAATAAGTATGCAAAGACTATTTATGCTAGAACAAACTCTGAAATAGCAGCAGCTCTTAAAGAGCATGGTATTGAGATGGCTACTACACGTAATGCTCATGTTTTATTTCAAGATCTAAGAGCTGAGTATCTTGGCAGACAAGCTCTAGCTAATACTCTTGTAGCTACATTATTCGGTTATGCTGCTAGTGGTAATATACGTGGTAATCTTCATTACAATGCAAAGATCAGAAGAGATCAGATGAGTCAAGGATTAGATCCTAAGACTATCTGGGTTCCCGGTCTAAACAAGTGGGTAAGCTATAAAGGATGGATAGGTCTAGAACATGTACTTGCACCTTTAGCTGACTTAGCTTCATACATGAAAGATGCTGATGAGCACATTATAGAAAACTGGCAATCAAAAATAGCATGGACTATCGGTGCTACATTTTTAAATGATACACCATTATATGGTCTAGAAAGAATATTTGATATACTTAATGGTAACCCACGTGCAGCTGCTAGGTTTATAGCCGGTGCTGCTAACTCAATGGTTCCTCTTAGCGGTGGATTAAACGTCATTGCTAACGCTATACACCAAGCACAAAGAGATATCGAAACTGATATTGGAGAGTTCTTCAAAAATAGGATACCAGTTTTAAAAGGTACAGTGCCTGCTGAGATTAATCCTATAGATGGTTTACCAGTCAAAGATGCTGCTAATCCAGTACTTGGAGCTGTTAACGCATTCAGTCCTATAAAGTTTAGTGATGAAGTAAAACCTTATATGCAGTTTTTACATGACATCAGATATACTGGTTTAGGAGCTTTTGCTAAAGACAGTACAGGATCATACGAATGGACTCCAGCAGATAGACAGATTGTCTTTAAATACCTAGGTGAAATGGGTATAGAAAAAGAAATCATGAGAATATCGAAGAGAGCAGATAATCAAAAAGTTATTAAAGATCTTATGGCTCTACGAGCTAGAGGTGGCCCCGGTGAAGATACGATTAAGTTGAGAGCCAGACTTACACCTTTACATAGAGAGATAGACTTAATGATTAATAGATATATTAAGATAGCTGAGATGAAATATCTCAAAGATAAACCACTCATCCAACAGGCTATAATTAACGCCCAATTAGCTAAGGAAAGAATGAAACAAGGCAACATCGAAGGTGCAGAAGAACTGCAAAAGAGAGATGCCGAAATTAAAAAATTAATCAAACACGGCGGAAACTAAAAAATGAGTGCTGCTACACAAAACGACTATGAACAGCAGAACAATAGCACTGTTCTGTACAACTTTACATTCCCATATCTTAAGGCATCAGACGTAAAAGTTAGTCTAGATGCGGTTGATACAACGGCTTTTACATTAGCCAATGCAACCACAATACAATTAAATAGCGTTCCACCAGTTGGAACTAAAATCAAAATATTCAGAGAAACTAGCGTTGACAATCTAACAGCAACCTTTTATGCAGGCTCCGCAATTAAGTCGGAAGATCTAAACGATAACTTTACTCAGAACTTATATGTAACACAGGAAGTTAACGGTCGTTATCTTAGTACCTTAGGTGGTACTATGACCGGTAACTTTAACTTAGGTGAAGATGCTGATATTACATTTGAAGGTGCAACAGATGATGCACACGAAACTACACTAACAGTAGAAGATCCTACAGCTGACAGAACTATAACTTTACCTAACGTTACAGGTACAGTAGTAACAACTGGAGATACTGGAACCGTCACAGGCACTATGCTTGCTGACGGAACAGTTACCTCTACAGATATTGCAGACGGAACTATAGTAAATGCTGACATCAATGCGTCAGCAGCTATAGCCGGTACAAAGGTAAGTCCTGACTTTGGTAGTCAGAACATATCTACAACTGGTACTATTAATGATCTAACTACAACTGAATTAGCAATCTTAGATGGTGCTACTGTAACTACAGACGAGTTAAATAAGCTTGACGGCGTAACTGCTACAACAGCAGAACTAAATATTGTAGATGGTGTTACAGCCTCTACAGCAGAAATAAATAAACTTGACGGAGTAACTGCAACTACAACTGAATTAAATTTATTAGATGGAGTTACAGCTACTACAACTGAACTAAACTTACTAGATGGAGTTACAGCTACAACAACAGAAATTAATCATGTTGATGGTGTTACTGGTAATGTACAAACACAACTAGATGGTAAGCAGCCATTAGATAGTGAGCTTACAACTTTATCTAGTATGCAGTCTGGTACAGCAGCTAAACTTGCTGACAGTGTAGCTCTTACATCTGACATAGCTGATCTTAACCAGATTGACGGACTTACAAAACAAACTACACTATCTGATACAGATGCCAGTTTTCCAACATCCGGAGCTGTGGTAGACTATGTTACAGATAGAATAGATGAGATTGGTGGTTTTGAGGCAATAACAAACGAAACACAATTTCCTAACACACAACCTGTTGCCGGAGTTGCAATTAGTATTGCAGACGCTGGAGGAATAGTTGTAAATAATAGTGGTACAAGTACATCAGGCAGAACTGTAGGTGGCTCTACTGTAACAATTAACGGTATAGCTTCTAACTTTAATAGTTCTACTATAGCTAATGGTATACGTTTTATTGTAACGTCTACAGGTAGTGGACAGGTATACAACTACCATAAAGCTACACTAAAAGAAGATGACCTTGTAAGTCTTAGTGGAGATATAAATGACTTCGCAGAAAGATATAGAGTTGGTTCGTCGAACCCTACAAGTTCTCTTGATAACGGTGATTTATTCTTTAATACTAGCACAGGTAAAATGCTCGTATATAATGGAACAAATACCGCATGGGAAGAAGTACAATCTATAGGTAACTTTTATATTTCTACACTTAGCCCTGCTTTTGATGGTACTACACAGAACTTTACAATAACCAATGCACCAACTAATGTACAACAGATAATACTAAGTATAAATGGTGTCGTACAAAAACCTAATGCTGGTACAGGTACACCATCAGAAGGTTTTGCATTAGATGGTAGTACAATAAAACTATCAGCAGCTCCCTCAACTGGTGACAGTTACTTTGCTGTTGTTATGGGTAGTACTGTAAACATAGGTACACCAAGTGATAATACAGTAGATACAGATATACTACAAAACTTATCAGTATCAACTGCTAAAATACAAAACGATGCAGTAACCGCTGACAAACTTGCTAACTCAATAAACACAGAGATAGCAGCTAACACAGCTAAAGTAACTAACGCCACACATACAGGTGAAGTAACTGGTTCTACAGCTTTAACTATTGCAGACAATGTAGTAGATGAAGCTAATCTTAAAGTATCTAACTCCCCAACTAATGGCTACTTTTTATCAGCTCAGTCTGGTAATACAGGTGGCTTAACATGGGCTAACGTAGATTTAACTGCATTAAGTGCAAGTAACCTTACATCAGGTACAATTCCAGATGCTAGATTCCCTGCAACATTACCAGCTTTAGATGGATCAAACTTAACAGGTTTAGCTTCTACAGTAGCAAGCGGTTGTATATATGAAAATAATAAAACTATAAGTTCTAATTTTACAACAAGTACTACTAAAAACTCAATGAGTGCTGGACCTATTACAATCGGTAACGGTGTCACATTAACAATTCCTAACGGAAGTTTTTACACAATAGTATAATTATGCCAATAACATTAAACGGTAACGGTTCGATAACCGGATACACACCCGCTGCCAGCTCAATTAGTGGAGCACTAGGTACGTCAAATATGCCTGCTGGTTCAATAGTTCAAGTTAAACACGTTAAGGATACATCCTCTGGAACTTGGTCACAAAGTGGTGTAGGTACATCTTATTACGCAGATATTCCCGGTCTTTCACTAACTATGACTTTAACTAATTCTGCAAATAGTGTTTTAGTTTTAGCTCATTGTTGCTTTTCTGAGAATAGTACTGACTATGGAATTTTATATAGAGTTATGAGAGATAGTACCTGTCTTGGTGGTGTAACTACAAATAACAGAACTCCAATAAGTTTTGCTGGTACTGCCCCCGGAAGTTACATGGACGATAAAACAGGTAGTTGTGGATTTTCTTATGTAGATACACCGGGAACAGCCTCACAAATGACATATAAAGTTACAGGTATAAATAGACACTCTCCAGATAACTGGGCATACAACAGAGCATATGATAGTAACAACGATGCTGGTAAAGGTCAAGGTGTGTCAACGCTAACCTGTTTGGAGATAAAAGTATGAGCCAAATAAAATTAACCGCAAATAGTGGTGGAGGTACAGTTGCTCTTAAAGGTCCATCCAGTACAGCTAGTAACGCAGCTATTGAGTTGACTGTACCCGGAACCAGTAATGCGACATTATTAACATCCGCATCAACTACAGGTAAAGTTCTTCAATTTGACTCAGTTAAATGGGGTACTTACACAAGTACAAGCTCAACATCTTATGTAGATACTGGACTTACTATTGATATTACACCTCAAAAGTCTGACAGTACTATCGTTGTTGTTGGTCGAATACAAATGACTAAAACCAGTTATACTGCTGTAGCACGTTTATTAAGAGACTCTACAGAAATAGGTAGTAACCCTAGTACTGGTGGTAATACTGACCTCTTTACTTTTTACTCAGGAAACTCATATATGTCTCTCGGTATTCCTTTTATGATGGATGATGATAGTCATAACTCTACAAGTCAATTAACTTATAAGTTACAGGTAAAGAGTGATGGTGGAAATATTCTTTACATGAATGGTCATAATAGTAATACTAGTAGTTACCTATCCATGTCGTACATGTCAGTAATGGAGATAGCAGCATGAGTGCAACACTTAACACAACAAATATTAAACATGGTTCCTCTAGCTCTAACAATATTGTTTTAGCTAGTGATGGATCTACAGCTATCTCAGGTCATGTTTTAAAAGTAGAATCAACAACAAAAACAGATATATTCTCAAGTTCTGCTGTACAAACTTGGACAGATATTACAGGACTTAGTGTAAATATAACACCAAGTGCAGCAAGTAGTAAAATTTTAATTTCTTCTCATATTTCTTTTGGTTTAGATGTTTCTCATTCGTTAGTAGTTTTTAGATTTATGAGAAATAGCACTGAAATAGCAATAGCTGATGCTGCAAACAACAGACCAAGAGGAACATTTACAAATAAGCCGGGTGAAGATGCTGTAACCAGTAACGCTACAGGAATACATTTAGATACACCTTCTTATAGTTTGGGAGATACCTTGACTTATAAAGTTCAGTTTTATGACTATCATTCAAACACTTTCTATGTTAACAGGTCCTTTAGACATTGGGATGCATCTACTTATGATATGGTAGGTGTTTCAAGTATTACAGCTATGGAGGTAGCAGCTTAACAACAACAATTATTAATTATGGCATACGATCATGAAGCAATCTACTCTGCATACTCAGGCACAGTAGTAACAATAGATGACGCTAAAGGAGCGTTTGACAAAGATGGCAAGTCAGTAACACTTGACGACGCCAAAGTAGCCGCAGCTCGTAAATCAATAGACGACGCTTTAGCAGCTACAAAATATCAAAGAGATAGAGCAGCTGAATACCCTACATGGCAAGACCAGCTTGATAAAATTTATCACTCAGGCATAGATGCATGGAAAGCTGATATTAAAGCTATCAAAGACAAGTATCCTAAACCATAGGAGAATAGATGACACTTACACAAATTAGTTCAAGAGGTGTAGAAGATGCACTTCGTTGGTCTCTTGGTGCTAGTGGTACGAATCATTATACGTTTACTGGTCCCGGTTTAACTGGGGCAGTAAATGATCCTACTATCTATTTAACTAGAGGTCAGACATATATTTTTGAGAATAACTCTGGAGGACATCCGTTCTACATCAAAACTAGCACAGCTAATGGTGGAACTAACGATGCTTATAATACAGGAGTTACAAACAACGGAGGAGGTAATGGTACAGAAATAAAATTTGTTGTACCACATGATTCTCCTGACATACTTTACTACCAATGTAGTTCACACGCAGCTATGGCTGGTCAGTTTAACATAGCTGGCACTGTAGCAGACGACTCAATAACTGAAGTTAAATTAGATGTAAGTAACTCACCTTCAGCTGGTACATTTCTTCAGTACAAAGACAACAGTGACCAGTTAACTTGGGCACAAGCGTCCTCTCCAGAAGTGTATGGTTTTAACACAGACGCTAACGGAAACTTAATAGTCACCACTACAAACGGTGGTGCAGATAATATCTCAGGTGCAACTTATGCAGCATTTGAAGATGTTATCTATGCAGCTACAGGATTTTCTTGGAGCGTAAACACAGACGGAAAACTAATCGCAACAATTTAAAATGGCAACAATAGATTTAGGAAAAATTAAACAGGTCTGGCGAGGTACTTACAACAACGGAACAGCTTATACAGTTGACGACTTAGTACTTTACACAGACTCTGGAATAACATCTACGTATATATGCGTAGCAAACTCAACAGGTAATGCACCTTCAAGTAGTGGTACAGCTCATGCAAGCTGGAACTTTGTAGCAAAAGGTGTAGCAGATCCTATACCTTCTCAATCTGGTAACTCAGGTAAGTTTTTAAAAACAGATGGTTCATCATTATCATTTGATGATGCAGGGGGAGGTAAATTATTAAAACATGACTACACAGTTTTAACGAGTGAGTTTTCAACTACAAACACTTCTGATTGGGCTGACGTAACAAATATGTCATTTAACTTTACTCCTAGTGCAGCAAACAGCAAAATCTGGTTAATAGCAACTCCAATGGTAGCTTGTGCAGACAAACAACAAACTGCTGATGGTTGGGCTGCATTAAGAAGAGGAAGTACTGTATTATATCAAACAAAAGAGTGGAGTTATACTTGGAGTACACAGAACTACAGAACTGGTGTATCAAGACCTTTTATTATGCAATATATAGATACTCCAAGTTATACTTTAGGAAATAGTATTAGCTATACATTTAGTCTTAAAGCAATTAACTCTGGAATAAGATGTAACTGGAACTCTACAGGTAATTCAAACTTTGTAATTTGGGAGATAGCAGCATGATTTATAACAAACACGATGCAGTAGAATCATTAAAACCTAAAGGTCAATATACTTGGTGTGGTTTTAAGTATTCAGATCTCATATGGCATGATTCTGATAAAGCACCAACTGAAGCTGAAATAGATGCTGAAGTTACTAGGTTAAACAATGCAGAACCTATGGTACTATTAAGAGAAGAAAGAGATAATAGATTAATTAATTCAGATTGGACACAGTCTAGAGATTTAACATTATCAAATGATGCAGCTTGGAAAACATATCGTCAAGCGTTAAGAGATTTACCAGCTTCCGCATCACCTAAACTTAATGCAGCTGGTAATTTAGATCTTACATCAGTTACTTGGCCGACTGAACCTAGTTAATGGAAATACCCACCATAGTATTACCTGATATAAAAAAGATAGAAACGGTAGAAATACCCATACCTACAGCTGACGTACCATACTACAAACCTATGGTAGTTCCTCCGAGCGATCTACGAGATCAGGAAGAGGAACCAGTCGAGACTGTAGAAGAAAAACCACCCGAACCACCTACCCTCAAAATACCGTTTATTAAACAGCCAATACCTCAACCTTCAACAGAGGTTGTCGTAGTGGCAGCTACAACGGCGGTTACAGCTGTAGCAGCTACAACGCTGACACAACCTATAATCGAATGGATACGTAAAAAGGTCCAAAAATTCCTAAATGATAAAATCACCAAATGGAGAAAAAACCTGACGAACAAAAAGGACTCTTCAAAAGAATCAAAGAAGGAATAGACGATCATGAAGAACAGATGGTGGTACTGGGGGCGATGGTTCGTCTTGGTGTCGTTATCTGGTCTGGGTTTATCATAACCCTTAATTATGTCGAACTACCCATGGTTAAAAAGAGTCCCGGTGGGGATATCACATTCCCAGCTTCAATATTTACTGGAGCACTCGCCACTTTTGGCTTGTCCACTGGCAATGGTAAAAAAGAAACAAAAGAGAAACCAAAGACATGACTAAATGGATAATACTCTTAAGCCTGTTGTCACCCGCAGTAGCAAGAGCAAACACTGTCACGCCCCAGTTTACAACAGGGTCGATGCAGTCAACAACGACAACAACTCAAACTATAACAGAAGAGATAGTACACGATGTCAAGGGTGCGGCAGTAGAAACCTACACCGGCACAAACATTACAGTTGGTGGAACTGGTGGCATTGGTTCAGACAGTGCAACGTACACACCAACAGCCAACGCAACAAGTTGGGATCTATCAATAACAACAAGAGAAGCAGGGACAATAGAAACAATAACAATAGACAGAACTATAGAAACAGATTCTACTACAAACTCTTACTCTATCTTTGCACAATAAGTACACCTGTATTTGCTGAAGATACAAATGTCAGCAATCCTGTAGCTGCTGCTACTGGTAACGTAACTAACCAAGCTGTACAGTTTCAGAATAATGGTGCATCATCACGTCAAATATACGGACCAAACATACAATGTAATGGCAGCACGATGACGTTTAGCCCTTTTTATATGGGTAATCACAGCAAACCATTAGATGAGTTTATGCAACCTACTAGCTACACCCTAGCAGAGAACTGGGGATTCCAGATTAACTTTATGGTTCCTCTAGATAAGTCAGGATATAAACAGTGTAAAGAAATGGCGAAGAGATATGAAGAGAAGATGAAGCTCGAGTATGAGATTACACGAGCACATAAATGTGCGGACTTACAAAGAAAAGGTTTTACGTATAGACCTAACACACCTAATGCAAAGCTGTGTCAGGATATTATACCTATAGTCAAAACTAAGCCGCCTAAAAAAGAAAAGAAATTTTTATTATTTTAAAATTATGCCATCAACATTATCATTACAAATAGCAGCTAGAGAAGCTGAAGCTAAAGCTAAAGTAGCAGCTGCTAAAAAGAAAGCACCAAAAGCTAAGAAACAGGAGGCTGAGTAATGTTTGCACTTATTAAACCATTAGTTCTTACAGGACTAAAAAGCGACAAGTTTAAAAAGTTTGTAGTCGAACTACTTGAGAAGCTAGTAGAGTCTACAGATAACGAACTTGATGACAGAGCACTACAAATCGTCAAAAAAGGACTAGACATCGAATGAGCGAAACCACAAGGGTAATACCTAAGAAAGCAGCAGAAGAAAGTTTTAACGAACTGCACTACCTTGTCACCCAAGAATTTTTACGTTTAATAAAATGCGGCGAAGCAAAGACAGCAGATCTGAAAGCTGCATGTGATTGGCTAAAAACTAACGACATCACAGGTGTTGCCCTTGAGGGTAGTCCCTTAGATAGGTTAGCGTCAGTCATACCAAAAGTAGATCCATCTTTAGTTAAATCTAGATTATATGGCAAGAACAGGACCTAAACTAAGCCCTAACCCCGGTAGAACTGCAAGATTCTACAGGAAAAACAAGAAGTCACGACTTAAGCATAGGCGAGATCAAAAACCTATTAATAGCACACCAGCTAAAAAAGCGTACAGACGTGACCTAATGAAAATACGTAGAGACCGTAAACCCGGACCACAGACAGATATGTCGCATAAAGGTGGTAAGATCGTTCCGGAATCACGTAAAAGAAACCGAGGTAGAGGCGGAGCGAGCAGAACTTAATGACACCATTACTACCAAACCCTGATTACTATTTACACAATTTAATAACGATGACAAGTTCAGAATCTAAACGGCTCTGGAGAAGAGCTATCAAAGAGCACTTCGATTGTCAATGCGTTTATTGCGGAGAATTTCATGAATTACACAACCTTACAATCGACCACGTACGCCCCAAATGCAAAGGGGGTACGGATACAACGACGAATGTTGTACCCTCGTGTCGACGATGCAATCAGGACAAAGGTAGTAGAGAATGGCAAGACTGGATGAGGTCGACATTCGGTAAAACAGACAGAGAACAAACTATTCTATCACATATTAGATGAATGAAGAATATGACCCTAACGCTATAATAGAAGAAGCTATGGGTCCTGACGAAGACGATGATGAGGGTATATCAGCGTATGCTCTTAACAGACAGAGACTAAACGCAAGTAGAAATATAGATCCCAACAGATTTCAAGAACAGCTAAATACTATACAACAGTTTGTAGATCCATCAGATCCTCAGTTTATGACTGAACTTTTGATGGACATGAAAACTGGCTATAGTGCTTTTAAGAGTGCCCCGGGCGGACCGCTTGTTAAAACTGGTGCTGCGGCAGGGGCTGTAGGTCTAAGAAGATTACTACCAGAAGTCAACTATGGTAAACTTATTGACAATGTTTTTGAAACTGACTTTTTTAAAAACAGAGAACCTATAACAGTATATGCTCTAGGTAAAAAGAACAGAGGTAATCCTAACTGGAGACCTAATCTAAAACAGTTTGGATATTTTCCAGACACCAAAGATGCTGTGTCTCAGTTTGGTGAGCAGACTGTAGCTGACTTTATGGAACGAGCTAGACTCCATCGGGTAGGCAGAGCCAAGCTTGGTAAAAAAGAGTTAATGAAAGACTTTAACGAAACACTAAGTATAATACGTGATGATGGCACAGAAGAGATAGGTATGGTAGTTAGACGTAAGAAATATGGTAATAAGTTAGATCTTACAGATTCATCTAATTATCATGTTAGAACCTTGTCTCAGGTTATGGAAGATGTACGTGTTAATACTGGTTGGCTGACACAGCAGTCAGATGACGTCAAAGCTATGCAAGTTGTGAGATCTAAACTTAACCAGCTAAAAACAAAGTATTCTGATGATTTAGTTTTAGCAAAGCTTATGGAGTATGGAGATGAAGCATATCTAGAACATATGGTAGGTAAAGCTCAGTATGGCTGGTTATGGGACATTAAAGAAGCAGATCCTACTAAATATCCTTGGTTAAAAGCTCCAGAAAGAAACCATGTTGATAACCTACGTCTATTAGTTAGCAACTCTTACAAAAAACTAAAAGATACAACTGAAACAAGAATTAAGCCTATCAATAAGTTATTACCTAAAAACAAAAGGTATATTATAAACATAGAAGATCCTATGAGTAATCCTTTTGCAAAAGATAATCCGTTACATAAAAGTAACCCGGGTAATATAATTATACAGACAGCTAAACCTAGTGATGCAGCACCTAAGACAATCGGTATTATAGGTGATTACTTACAAGACTTTTACGGTAAAGACTTTATCAAAAACTATAATGGTAATCAATTACTTACAATATTTGAACAGATGTCGCCTGCTGATAAACAGCTTTATAAATTATATAAACCTAAAGTTGTTGGTCGTAATGTTGAGACAGCAGCTAAGTATAGGGACCGTGTGCTTAAAGAACGTATAGACTTAATTTTAAAGGAGAAAGGTAAGTTTACTTACGAAGAAATACAAGAAGAAGTTTTTAAAGACTTAGTAGATTTCTACGATTTGTTTGCTGGTAAAGCTGCGTTTGTTAGACGACCTCAGTATGTAACTGATGTTATAGAACGTATGAATCCAAAACAAATTGACATACCTTTTAACAGACAGAAATTTAATGAGTTTTATAGTCAGAAGCGTAAAGCTCAAGCAGATATATACGAAACCATCGAAGCCTATGAGTCTGGAAAAGCACCTCGAATGACTAAGAAAGACTATGAAAATGCTTGGAAACAGATAAATCAAATTAGTGCTTTAGACTATAACTTTAAAGCAGACATAAACGACTTTGGTACTAAGCTAATTAACATTATAGGTAAGTATGACTGATACAGAAATAATTGATAGTTTAAAAGGTGACTTTAAGCTTTTCCTACAAGCACTGTGGGAAGAGCTAGGTCTACCTAGTCCGACCCGGGCACAGTATGCTATTGCAGACTACTTACAGAACGGACCAAAGCGTTTGCAGATCCAAGCGTTCCGTGGTGTAGGTAAAAGCTGGATTACTGGTGCATTTGTGTTATGGACACTATTTAATGATAACGAAAGAAAGATTATGATTATATCTGCTTCTAAGGAAAGGGCAGATAACATGTCTATCTTCTT